TTTAAGCGGTTGGAGCTTTCTTTTTACGGGTCTTTGTCATCTTAGGTTCAACCGGAGCGGGACCCTGGTGCATTTCAGGAAGGGAAAGTAGTTGAAGCAGTACGTCCTTGATGAATCTAACCTCTACCGCTGTCTCTTTAGCAAGCTCCGAGCTTGCGTTCATCTGGTCCTTCATGGAGTTTCCGCCATTTTCCCAGAGCTGATATTCAACGCGGTCCATACGCTCGGACATTGTTCTTCCTTGGTCATCTACCCCGATGGCTGTTTCAACGCGGTGGATAACTTTGTAAATCTTGTAGACTAGGCCGAATAGAAATAGGGCGCCTGTGATAGCTCCGGCAACCGCGCCAATCTGCATTGATAAACTATTAAGCAAGATAGTGGCCTTCCGGTCAAGACTATTAGGTATGCAAATTATAACTTATATGGTTTACTATTATTATCTACTATGGTTGTTTACTTATGGGTACGTACCCTTTATAGTCGCCAAGTAACAAAGAATCTAGAAAAGTGATATGATAGCTCTTCTCTAGAAAACAATTGTTTTTATAGGATTTGATTGGAGTTAACGACGTAAAGATGCCACAGCAAGGTAACCGCCAATGAGCAACTGGGAATCAGCAGAAGGACGTTTAGGTCCTGCCGCGAGCTGGTACGCCACTAATAATTGGTCAATACTTCCTTGCTACGGAATCGTCGGAGGCCGCTGTACTTGCGGCGGCGCGCACGTTGAGCCAAAAGATGTAGGCAAGCACCCATCGCTTCCAGAGTGGAACAAGTTTGCAACTACAGACGCTGCAACTGTTAACTCTTGGTGGGACAGAGATCCAAACATGAACATCGGTGTCATGTGTCGTTCAAGTGGATTTTTTGTAATTGATATTGATCCACGCTCAGGTGGACCAGATTCATTTGAAAAGTTTGAAGCTTTAGTAGAAGGATTCCTGCCTCCAACAGTTGAGGCAATCACAGGCGAGTACACAATCGCCGGTGGAAAAGTTATGCGAGGACGTCACCTATTTTATAAGTGTGAAGAGTCAGAGCAGCTTGTTGGAAATCTTAAGAAGGCAAATCTTCCGGGCGTTGATATTAAGCACAACGGATATGTTCTCATTACTCCGTCACGACACTTCTCTGGAGTTTGTTACGAGTGGGCACCAGGACACGCGCCGTGGGAAATTGAGATGGCAACCGCGCCTGAAGAGCTACTACAGTCTCTGCGTAAAAAGAATAGTCGACGTGGCGGGACAAATCTTGGTGAAGGCGACTGGAGTTTCCTAGAGGACCTAGACTTTGCAGGCGAGCGTATCGACGTAGAGCGTTTGCTTGAAGAAGGAATTGAGGAAGGCTCGCGCGCGGTCGATATCTACTCGATGACGTGCGCACTTGCAAATAAGTTTCCAATTAACACCGAGGCTGGACGCTTAGCTGTTGAAACTATGATGATTCGCTTTAACGCCGAGAAGGTGCGTCCTCCACTTGAGCTTGAAGGTCAAGGCGGATTGTTGATGCACGTTCGCAGAGCTATACAGTTTGTTATTGACAATCCAAAATCGGAGCGCATGTGGCCAGGATTACAGGAGTGGGCAAACAAGTCTCAAGACGAAACACGTTCTAAGCCTACAAAGCAACAGGAAATTAGAACAACTGAAAATTATTCACCGCAGGATACATACAACATGCCTGGAACTATCGGCGGATCTATTACACAGTCTATAACAGACGGTGATTCAATCTCCGAGGCATCAAGTCTTTTAAAGATGGATGTGCCTAAGGACGTTGACGCGGTTAACGAGAACGACGGCGGAGAACCTGGTAAGCGCACACTTACAGATACAGGAAACGGTCGTCGTCTTGTAGATGCGTTTGGTCCTGCTATTCGTTATACTCCGGGACTTGGTTGGTTTCACTGGGACGGCGGATACTGGAAGCCTGACGTTGAAAATCTTGAACTACAGGAGTTAACAAAGAAGCTTGCACCGGTTATCGCGTCCGAGGTTGTCAACTACGAAGACGCAGACAAGCAATCAGAGTTAATGAAGTGGGCACTGCAGGCAAAGTCAAACTCGCGCATCGCAGGTTGCATTGAAAACGCAACGTCCGATCCTCGCGTGCAGGTTGAGGTTAACGCCTGGGATTCAGACGAAACATTACTTGGTGTTGCAAACGGAGTTATTGATCTTCGCACAGGAGAGTTACTTAAAGGACGTCCTGATTTATTTATTACACGCCGCGCACCTGTTGCGTATACTCCAGGAATGCGCAACGTTAAGTGGGAACAGTTCTTAGATTTTGCAACAGGCGGAGATAAAGAGCTGCAGGATTGGATTCAACGTGCAGCGGGCTACTCACTAACCGGTCTACGCACATACGATGTTATGTTTCTTATCTACGGACCTGCAGGTTCAGGTAAGAACACATTAGTTGAAGCTTTAGTTAAGTGCATGGGCACTCAACAATATGCGTGGCCGTTAGACTCTTCTATCCTTGCACAGGGAGACGGTCACGCAAACGGCTCGGATCTTTATCACTGGGCAGAGCTGCGCGGACGTCGTATGGTATGGGTTGACGAGTTACCAGAGTCTGAAAGACTTAAGGAAAACTCAGTTAAGAAACTTACAGGCTCAAGTGAAATCTCTGCACGTTCACCAGGTGAAAAACCGTTTACATTTTCTTCTCGCGCAAAACTCTGGGTAACAACAAATCACCGACCTATCATTAACGATGATGCGATGTGGCGTCGTATTCGCCCCGTGCCGTTAACAAACGTTCCTGAAAGTCCAGACCCAGACTTAAAGCACTACATCTTTGATCCTGAAGGAGCCCTTCCAGCGGTTCTATCCTGGGCAGTTGAGGGCGCTATTAAACTGCTTGGCTCGTCTGCACGTGATGCATTAGGAACGTGCAAGGTTGTAACCGAGGCGTCTGAAATTTACAGAAAGAACGAAGACCGTATCGGTATCTTCTTAAACGAAGAGACAAAGGAGTCTGAGGGAACGGTAGTTCCTATCAAGGCTTTGTACTCTGTCTATCGCGCCTGGTCCGAAGAGCGCGGTGAAAGACCAATGACACAGATCGCATTCCAGCGTAAAATATCAGATCGTGGAATGACTGTAGTCGGTCTTGGCTCAAAGGCTGAAATTCAAGGTCGTGTACTTGTTCCACGCGCTGTACAAACTGGCGAGGTCGACTGGGGTCTTGCTTCACGCTACTCTCGCGGTTAGGAACTAATATGCGCAAGCATAACACGACAAAAGGCGTTATGCCTCTAGTGCTTTTTATTATCATAGCAAACTCCACGGGAGCATTTGCGGCGGATAAGCCAACAACGTTTGCAACAGTAGACGCTGGAATTAAAGCGTTAAAGGTTGCGCCTGACGTTCGTGAAGGTTACGCGCGCTCGCAGTTTAAGCACTGGTCAGATCTTGATAAGAACGGTTGCAACACACGCAACGACGTAATCATCCATGAGGCTCTTGTTAAGCCTAAGGTTGATAAAGGTTGCAAGATCGTAAAGGATACAGGAAAGTGGTACTCCGCGTATGACGGATTAACAGTTACAAATTTTTCTGGACTAGACGTTGACCACATGGTTCCTCTAGCCGAGGCTTGGGACTCAGGCGCTAAGGCGTGGGATAAGAATAAGCGCGAGGTATACGCAAATGACATGGGAGACGTTAACGCGTTGATTGCTGTCACCGCAGCGACTAATCGCTCTAAGTCAGATCAGGATCCAGCCGACTGGCTTCCTGCAAAGGACGTTTGCACATACATTAAGAATTGGGTTCATGTAAAATTGCGTTGGTCACTTACAGTTGATGACAAAGAGCTCAAGGCAATTAAGGACGTAAACGCAAAATGCCCTAAGGCAAAAATTACAGTAGTAATCATTAAGTAAGAAACTAGCAGAGAGGGAAAACTATGTGCGCAACATGCGGATGTAAGAAATCAAAGCCAAAGCCGTCAAAGCCTAAAGGAGGCAAATAAAAATGGCAGATAAAAATGGTGACGGAATTGTTTATCATCGCTCGGACTGTAGTCCTGGCTACGTAAGATGGTATGGAGCAGGAGGTGACTGGTCCGGTTCAACATGTGAAACATGGGGACTTAGTGATGAAGCACTGCAGTACATCCACGACCACCCTGAAATAAACCATAGGGCTGAAGATATCTGGGCTATAAGTGCCGGGCCAGCAATCATTGACTTTGGAAACCTAATAGAGGGTGGACTTAAAGAAGGTTATGAGAAAGTAGAAGCGGGCGTAATTGATGCGTACAACTGGGTGGATGCAAACGCTTGCAACCTAGCAGTAACCGCGGCAATCTCCGCAGGGGCTGTTGCTCTCTTCACACCAGCGCAGCCTGAAGGTGCTGCAACATCAACCACTCTTTCTATGATGGCACAACCAGTTCTTTGGGCTACAGACAAAGCACTAAAGGTAGCCGTGGTAGCGGGAATGAGTACAGTCATAAAAGATGCGTTTTTACTCATACCAGAGGTTGCAAACAGTATTGACGAGACGCTGCTATACAACGTAATTTCAAATTGTTTGGCTGTAAGCTTAGATTCAGCAGAGCTATGGGCAACACCATTAGGTGTTGGTGCCGCAATTGCTGCAGCATTTGCACCTGTTATTGCAGAGTTAATATGTAATAAAACTTGCCCTGAAGGATTCACGAAAGCATTTGGAGGATAAAAATGGCAGCAGCCCAAGGAACAGCCGCGCGACTTATTGAAGTTGCGCTTGCTGAGGTAGGAACCATTGAGGGTCCTAAGGACAACGAAACAAAGTACGGCGCGTTCACAAAGGCTAATTTCTTAGCTTGGTGTGGATCATACGTGATGTGGTGTGCAAATCAAGCTGGAGTTAAGGTGCCTAACACCGTTTCAACAGTTGCAGGCGCAGATGCATTTAAGAAGATGAAGCGCTGGTACGACAACGACGGAGTTAACACTCCACAACCTGGCGACATTGTTTACTTTGACTTTCCAGGAGACGGTGTAGACCGCATCTCGCACGTAGGAATCGTCGTAAAGGATAACAAGGACGGCACAATGATTTGCCTAGAAGGCAACACCTCAGGCAACGCTAAGGGTGACCAGCGCAACGGCGGGGAAACCTGCAAGAAGGAGCGCGGCTACTTAAAGAATAACAAGAAGAAACTTGTTGTCGGAGTTGTTGGTTGGGGCCGTCCAGACTACGCGGCATCTGCTGCTAGCCCAGTTGCAGTTAAAGAAGTAAAGGAAAAGGACGCAACAGGTAAGGTTTATCCTGGCGAGACAATTGACCCAGGCGAGTCTGGTATTCACGTTAAGACCGTGCAGGCAGCTCTCGAGATCAAGCCAGCCGACGGACAATTCGGTCCTGTAACAAAGAAGGCTGTGATGGCGCACCAGAAGGCTAAGAAGCTGCCTGTCACCGGTATCGTTGATGCAAAAACTTGGAAATCTATTACAGGATTGCCTGTAAAGTAGACCTTTCAGGTATATAGTAATACTAGTTTTTGGTGTCCCGGGAGAGAACGCCTAAAACATAGAGAGCCGGATAGCGCGAGTAATCGCGCGTCCGGCTCTGTACTTTTCTACTTTTATTCTTGTGAAGCTGGCTCTCGCACTAGAGTTATAACTCCTGTGCTAGAGTCATACAGATCGTTTTTGCCGGCGCTTTCCGCGTCTGTTAGCCCTGTTATGTCTACCTTCTGAGAGTTGCTTAAAATCACGTCTGCAAACACCGCGTCGGTATCAAGAACTTGAAGAATCACCCCGTCTTGAATAAAGGCAATCTTTTTAGAGTTTACTACGGCTCCTTCTGCTGTGTCTGACATTTTCATTCTCCTTCTGTGTAGGTAATTATACTATATAATAGTATAAGTTAAGTTTTTAATTGTTAAAAAAGTCTATTTTCTGTAGTAAATGTATCAGTTTCTTCGTCGTAAACAGTTCCTACTGAGATAGAGTATCTGTTTTGTCTCATAGTTATGTCTTTAATAGTTGGTTCGCTTTGTATTACTGCTGAAAAAAGAATGTCTGTCCCCAAGACATATTGAACTACTCCGTCTAAGATAAAAGCAATGTATTGGTGAGAGTCATGAGCTAGCATTTCTTCCATACTAGGCTGACTATTACTTACCTCACCGAAGTTTACGTCTTCTGGCATGTTATTCCTTTGTCTCTTCGGTTAGCGAAATGTTTAATTGCGGCCATTTTCCTATAGGGCAAGCCGCGTGTGGTAGTTTAGTTTTTGGCTCCATAAAGCACCCACATTTTTTACAGGTTTTTGTTAACTGTATAAGTTCTGGACACGCGATACATATTTCTAGTCTTATTGCCTGCTGCTCTGGCATAACTTTTTGAATGTTTTTATTAAAGATATCCCAAGGACGCGCTTTTTTAGTTTCATCCATGTAGGTACCTCTTTAGTGTTAGACGCATAATACAAATAGTATCATATCAAAGTCTGTCAACTACCCGATTGAAGCTGCAATCGTGCAAGTCGAGCCGCTAAGACTTCCGCCGTGCTGACAATAGTACGCCGTGTATGCAGTACATGCTGGTAGATACGTACCCTGATCACCTGATCTACAGCACAAATACTGTCCGTTACTTCCATGAGGACATCCTATATTGATGCCGTTTACTTGTACCATAGTTAGACCTCCGCCAGTCTGACAACCAGAAACTTGAGGCAATCCAAGATACGGTGGGCAGCTATAGTCCGTGTACCCTACTGCGCCAAAGACGCAGTTTGAACCTGAAACAGAGCCAACTGAACAGACATACTGTGAAGCTGCTAATGAAGATGAAGCAGCGCTTGCAGCCGAGCTCCCGACTGCGTTAGAAGCAACTATAGTAAAACTATAAGAAGTTCCAGGAGTAAGCCCTGTAACTGTAATAGGCGATGACGCGCCAGAGGCAGTAATGCCTCCAGGGCTGGAAGTTACGGTGAATGACGTTGCCGCAGGGCCACTGTTTGCAGGTGTAAAAGACACTACCAGCGAACCTAGACTTCCGCCTTTAGAAAGAGAGTTAATAGCAGCAATAGCTGGTTGTAAAAATGACCTGATTAGTTGTGAACCTTGGGATCCTAAGATTGGCATATGTGTATCTTATCTTACTTTACTTCATCTGATTTTTGATCTAGCACATATTTAATACTAGATGCGGACCATTTCCCGCCGTAGGCGGTAGGAATCCCTTCAACGTCAAGCATCCGCGCTATTGCACGCAAGGAAAGACCTCTTTCTCTTTCTGTAATGATACGACTACGAATCTCGTCTGAGATCAACTGCTTGGGCCCTAGATCTACTCCCCATACTTGCCCACTGTCTCGTCTGTGTTTATGTACATCTTTTTGACGCTCTGCGATGATGCCTCGTTCCATCTCGGCAAGAGCAGACATGATGGTTGTGACAAATCTACCTTGGTACGTTGAGGTGTCTAGGTTGAGATCGAGAAGGACTAGACGCCAGTTGTTCTTAGCCGCGCGGTCTACGATTGACAGAAAGTCGGTGGTAGATCTTGCAAGTCTGTCAATACGTGTAACTATTAAAGCCTGTGCAGTTCCGTTATCGAGCCTAGTTAGCGCGTCACGTAAGACGGGTCTGCCTGCAATTGACTTACCGCTACGACCTTCTTCAAGCAAGACTTCAACGCTTGAGAAGCCTGCAAACTCCGCCGCATTGCGTAAAGTCTTCTCCTGAGCTTCCATACTCATGCCGTCATTAACCTGCATCTGTGTGCTGACTCGGGCATACAAAAGGGCGTGTTCTACCTGCTTTTCAGGCTGTACATTCTTAGTCAAAAACAGTACCTTCTATCGCTAATGTACAATATTTCAATACCTACAACTATACAAAGACATTGTACACCCTTAAGGTCAAGGATGTACGAATTTTAACAGGGTTTAAGCGGTTTGGCAGGGCTTAGAGTGTTAGCCGACTACCTTTTCTATACACATAAAACTGTTGATATAGTCTGGCGTGATAACAAGAGTTAACCGATACATCTTAGGAGTTGCTGCGTCGATAAAGTGGTAGTGAGACACATCTCCGTGCGTAGGAAAGTTGTAGCTAAACACAGAAGAACTTGGCGTCGTCGTATAAGTGATAGGTAAAGCAGTGCTGCCGGAGTGACCTCCAGTAACTACTGAAAAAGAAGCTGATGTGTATAAGACAGCCGTTCCGGAGACAGTAGCAACGCTAAGACCACGGTTTCCACTTGATGTAATTGTGAACTTTAAGTTGTCAACTGTTAAAAAGGTACCAGGACTGATAAGACCGCTTGTCACAGAGATTGGTCCTGTCGGGCCAGTTGCGCCAGTGTTTCCTTGCGCGCCAGTATTTCCTGTAACACTTGCGCCTGTAGCACCTGTTGCTCCAGTTAAACCTGTCATGCCAGTTAGACCAACTGCACCTGTTGCACCAGTAAGACCAGTTAAGCCGGTTGCGCCAGTTATGCCAACTGCGCCTGTTGCTCCTGTATTACCTTGTGGCCCAATATTACCGCCTACAGCTTCTACCCATACGCCGTCATAGTAAACATACACCGCGCCGTCATTTGCATTAAACCACGCA